CCAAGTGACTGGGCATGTTTCCTACATCAATGTAGAATATTCTACGCTCAGGGGCACGTTGAATACGATAGATAATAATAGCATCTTCTAATAATTCTTTCTGTTTGTAAACTTTAAAAACAGATTCTAACAGACTATTGCCGAACGGATAATTGTTATCCAATCCTTCGCTTAAACTTAGATGAATTACGTGTTTTGCATCAACTGCAAGTTCGTTTTCGTTATTTTGAAATCGTGTGCCTGGACTAATTGGATAAGCACTAGCCTGGCCTCTTGCTGCTGCACCTCCTGCTATATATGCAGTACCTCTGTTATTTGTATTAACAGTGTTAGGATTAATAGTGGTTACAGTTAGCTCTTGAAAATTAGGATTTAAATCTCTAATTACATACTGTTCAGGCTTTTTGCCTTCGCTTTCGTTAACAATTATTTTGGTTAGCTTGCCTGGATCGATGTGAAACCATTTTTTAGTTTCAGGATCACGAACAAATATACTATCGCCATATTTGAATACGTTTCTAACAATTCTGAAAATTCTAGTTTCAAAATTTTGCAGTTTGCACCACTGTTGTAAGTATTCGCGTAGTACAGTAACTTCTGAATTAGTGGCTTTGGATCTAAAAAATAGTGTAAATGGTGTATTATTTTGTTTATTAGTCTGACTGCAAAATTCTGCTAGTATGTCCAATGCGGCATTGACTTCACTGTCCATATCCATGGTATCATATTGTAGATATCGTTCTACTCTATTAGGTGCGCCAGTATATACATCTGGTAAAAAAGAACTATAATTGGTTCTCGCTGGGCCTGCTCGACCAGCAGAACTACCTACAGGACTGTACACAGCAGGTTGTCCGCCAACATTAACAGGTGTAAAATATTTTTTCCAGCTCATTATGTTCTCTCGTATACATTACCACTACCACTTGATTTAGTGGCTCTAATTTGCTTACCGCCAATATCAACTTGTACATCAACTAGTGTAGTCATTGTAGTATTTAAGCGTTCTAGACGGTCAACGACATCGTTTAGGGATACACTAGGACCTCCTTTTGTTATCTGTTCCATAGCAGATGGGACCCCTTGTTCTAATGTTTGCTGTGCTTTTGGTATCAAACTAGATACTGAAGAAGAAAATTTATCGCTCATAGGCATAGACAAATTTGAAAGTTTGCTACCTAAACTATTGAATGCTTCTGTTTCTTTTGGATTTAAAACTCTTTCGCCTTTATGAATAAATGCTAGCAAATCTTCTGGTTCTGCAGGTTTTCCTGTTTTACCAAATGTTCCAAATTCTCTTGTCCCTAGCCCAGTGACACCTTTGAGAATATTAAGTTGATCAACACCTATAGTTTGAACACCGGTTATGCTTTGGATCTGATTCATGATGCCGCCGCCTTCTTCGGATTGTGTTCTTTGTTCAATCCTGTCATCTCTTCGGCGTTGCCATTCAGGTTTGTTCATTCTTTCACGCTCTTTTTGAACATCTGCTTCTTTAGCTTTTAATGATTCTATTACAATTTTGTCTAGTGCTTGCGGCCCTTTCGCAACCATTTCTTTAATTACTTGTTCTTGGCTAATGCCTCTTTCTTTAGCTTCCTTCATAATAGTTTCGTTTAGTTTAGCGTTTTTATCTAAGCTAGTTATAAATGCTATTAACTCAGGACTTTTGCCTGTCAATCCGGTTCCTTGTTCTTTACTTAATTTTAATCCTTCTTCGACTGCTTTCATTTTATCTTTTAACTTAGGCGAAGTATCTGCTATAGTGCCTATTAATTTGCTAAACGCTGCATCAGTTGCTTTTTGTGTTTCTTCTCGAATATTGTTACTTTTACCTTTAGCAGCATCTAAATTTTGATAGAATTCATTTAATGCTCTTCCTAAAGGACTAGCTGGTGCCACTTGTTGCAAGATACCTTGTCTAATTCCGGCACTAGCATCTTTAGTTGCATTTTCAATTCCTGTTAATGCTTTAGTTGCTCCATCGCTCTTTTCTTGTTCTATTTTTGCACCTTGTCTTCTTAGCTCTAATGCCTTAGACAATCCTTCTTCTGTTTGAAGATTTAATTTATTAGCTTTAGCAATTTCTTGAAGTTGAGTACTAAAACCTCGAGTCTGAGTCTGCATATCAACAAAATCTTTTTCTCCTTGACGTGCTAACTGTCTATTTGTATTAGATTGCTGTTGTAAAGCAGCAAGTGCAGCAGCTCTTTCAGTTAATTCTCTTGCCCTGACGTCATCACCTTTTTTAGCTGCTTCAGCAGCTTCATATAAAGCTTTTTGTGCAGCAGGACCAATAGCATTAAATTTGCCAATCATATCCTCTGTAGGTCTGCCCATGGCAAAAATTTGCTCGGATAACATTTGGAAATCAGTGCCACCTTGCTGTGCTGCTGTCTGCATGGCATTGAATCCTTGTTGCACATTCTTGCCGCCTCTCGCAATTTCATCTGCTAGTGCAGCTTGTACTTGGCCATTTTCCTGCTGCTTTCTCATTAAATCTTCTTGTTCTTTACGACTATTACCGGTAAGTTTAGCCATTAAATCCATTTCTTTACCAAGCTTTTCAACTTGTTCAATGGCTACTTTTCTCGAATCAGCTTCATTTAATCCTTGTCGTCTTTGCTGGGTTATTGTGGTTGATAATAAACTGTTTAAATCTTCAGTAGTAAATCCTAGACCAGTCATTCGATCAACTAATCCTGAATCGTCAAACATTGCTTGGCTAGCTTTAGTAAATTCTTTAGCTCCTTGAGCAACTCCTCCTGGTAATGTAGCAAATGCTTTGTTATTAGTTTGCATTAATTCTGTAAATTCACGCATACCTAATCTAGTACCAGCAGCGGCCATACCTAAATCTACTAGACTGTTATTAAAGTTCATACCGCCTTTGCTTAACAATCTAAAAGCATCTAAGTTTTCTTCGTAAAATTGTGAACCTTTGGCTAGTAAACCTGAAAATTTACCTATAGTGTCGCCGAATAGAAACCCTGCACCTCTTGCGTTATCCCCTACAATATTAAAGGCTTCGCTGACACGCATACCTCCTTTGCTCAAATGAGCAAAGGTGTCAGTAGTAGCTCCTATGCCAAATTTAGCCAGGCCTGCGAACTGATCTTTAACTCCAGTTAGAACTTGATCGAACGTCGATCCGCCGCCTCCTCCGGTACCTCCTCCACTTCCCCCAGCACCCCCTCCGCCGAAACCACTGCTGCTTCGAGAATGTTGTTTAAGAGCTTCGGCAAAGGCCTCTTTAAGATCTTGTTTTGTTAAATCGGGCATTATTTTTTTCCTGAAATATACGTAGATAAATACTAATATAATATTTATCTAAGGTAAAAATGACCAATCCGCTACAAAAATATTTTAGACAACCTAAAGTTTACATAACTTTGCCCAGCAAAGGCATGTATTATCCCGAAGGCGCACTAACTGGCGATCCTAATAATTTTCCAATTTTAGCTATGACTGGTATGGATGAAATTATTATGAAAACTCCAGATGCACTTTTAAACGGCGAAGCCACAGTTAAAGTAATCGAAAGTTGTTGTCCTTATATTAAGGATGCATGGAGCATTCCTAATATAGATATAGATGCTATATTAGTAGGAATTCGTATTGCTACATATGGGGATATACTAACTTTAGACAATATTTGTCCGTCTTGTAGCACAGAAAATTCCTATGAAGTAGATTTAAAAACTATTACAGACCATTTAAGTCAGTGTCAATTTAGTCATAGCATGGCTATTGATCCTATTTCAATTAATTTTAGACCGCTAACTTATCGAGAATTCACTGAAGAAAATTTAAAAAGTTTTTATCTTAGACGGCAAGTATTTCAATCATCAGAAATAGACGATCAAGAAGCTCAACAAAAAGTTCTAGAAGATGCTTATGCAAAGTTAGCTGAAATGAAAGCTGATCTAGTAATTAAAAGAATAGACAGCGTTCAAACTATTGAAAATACAGTAGAGGATGCTAATTTTATTTCAGAATGGATTCAAAATTCTGATAGAGAAATTTTTGATTTAATCACTAAATTTTTAGATAACAGTCAAGAGACTTGGAATATTCCAAAATTTCAAGCAAAATGTACTAACTGCGATCACGTGGATCAAATATCAATTAACTTGGATCAATCAAGTTTTTTCGTAGCAGCCTCGTAACACTGTCTAATTCTGACATCGAAACAAGAATTCAATCGCTTGAATTATATGCCAAGCAGATTAAAGAAGATATATTTAGAATTAGTTGGTATATGCGAGGCGGTGTAAGCAGCTATGATCTATTTCAAGTGTATAGTTCTGAAGATAGAACTATTATGAATAAAATAATCGAAGAAAATATTGAAACTACAAAGAAAGCACAGATGCCGTTGCTTTAAAGCCCTTGAGCTTGCAATGCTGCTTTCAATTCAGGATCAGTAGTATACTGACTATATCTTCCTTGCTCTCCGCTAGGAGCAGGTTGATCTGATTTTCGTCTAGGATCTGCAGGGGTTTGTTTTCCAGGAGCAGGTTGGCCTCCTTGGCCTTGATTAGGTTTAGCATCTGCTGGTTTACCTTTGCCCATAGCTTCATCTATAGTTTTAGAAATGCCGTCTTTTAATTTATTCCAATACTTGGCCGCTACACTTCCAGGATCATCTAAGCTCATACCTGCTACTTTATAAGCTAGTACATTTCCTATAGTTTCTCTAACATCTGGACGATTCAGATACTGTTGCACTGCAATTAAAACAACTTCACTAGCCAGAATTCCTGCTATAGCTGCTCCGCCTGCGAATCCGCCAGTGCCTATAGTGGCTCCTAAACCTAAAGCACGAAACAACCATTTTAATCCTACAATGCTTCTTACTATAGAAGTAATTAATCCACTGGCTGTGATCTGTACAGCTAACACACTGATCAGATTGCCCTGAGTATCAAAGTAATCTTGATCCTTGGGTAGATTATTTGTTTCATAGTATTCATCTAATCCAGATATATTTGTCCAGTAATCGATGACCATTTCGCTATAACCAAAAATCTTTAATATCTTAAGAAATCCGCCTATACGTTTTGCTGCACTCTTCTCGCCCAATGCACGCCATGACGGGTCATTGCGATCTTTTAGATATTTTAGTAATTTCCTAACACTCTTTTTACCAACAATTTTAGTTGTTTGAGCAGTTGCTTGTCCAGGTGTCTTAGGAACTTTTTTGAATATTGCTGGACGCTTAATCATATCGTCCATAGCAGCTTTTTGCGAATTATAACTGCCTACTCTACGACCATCAGGCATTTGAACACTGAACTTTCCAGTGCTAGAATCTTTAACAACTTTAGGTCTAGTGTCAGCTTCCGCGATTATTTCAAATATATTCATAGCATACTCAGAATGATATTTTATTTATTAAAGATGAACTACGTTCATCTGTTCTTCGCTTACGCTCGAACATATTGTTTTTCTTTAAATGCGAAGCACTTAAGATATTATCTAGATTGTTCAGTCATACTTAGCCCGTTGCCGGGCTAAAAAATAACATTATCTGAGTTGCACAATATCATTTAGCATTACAGCATTACAGAGGCGGTCGTCCGGTACCTCGAGCTGCGTCTTTATACGACGGCGGCATACAAATATATGCTAACATACTTGTATACGTGCAGGTTTTCCCTGCTCATTTCGCCTTTTTATCCTTTTCAAACAATCAAATCGCAGGTCTTAGTAGCGATCTTCATCCCGAAGGGTAGTGATTGAGCACTCTTAACGGCAAGAGATTTCCATCCCTGTGACCCGAGGTCCAGGTATCCGGGCACACGAAATTAGCCTGTGCCAGCTGTTAACCGTTTAATTGTTTGCCTTTGATGTGAGAGCCATGGACACGAACACTGATCTGACCATTATAGTAGCTGTCAGATTCTAGTACTCGCCGTGTGAATTGTTCTCTTGCCTCTATGTAACTGCACTCTGCTTTGCTTTTGCAGTAGAACAGTATCTCTCTGTGAAATTTGTCTGTGCCTAATTGTGCAACATCTTTGTTAAGTTCGTCGTTGCTGCCGTAGTATGTTTGCCAGTCCGAGTCTATTTTTGATTTAATACGTTTCTTTTTCTTTGTGCCGTTTTTTAGTTTTACTATTTTATATGTGGTTTTTGAAAATTTTGCCAGTTTTTTGCCTATATACATTCGTCCGTTAACAGTATTGGTTATACAGTATACAAATCCAATACAATCTTCAGGAAGTTCCGTTATTAGTTGACTCTGGTGGTACCACGACATCAACTTGTTTAGCCTTTTTTAATTCTGCCTTGCGTCGATTTGATTCAAAGTATTTTGGCGAACTGTAACTTGGTTTAGTTGCTCTATATGCCTGTACTTCTGCCCTACGTGTTCTTGCTAAAATTCTAATTTCTGCTAAAATGTGACGAAGCCTTATGCCAGATCGATGTGTACGACTATGCATCCAATCTTGATTTTCCTCAAAATATTTGCGGAAAAGTTGCATTAGTGCTTCGTGTGTTTGTTCTTCATCCATTATTCTACGATATCTAAATCTGTGCTGTAGCTAGTGAATCCATTTTCTTTAATAACTTTCAAAACATTATTCACACGTCCTATTAATTCGTCCTTATGACTGATTAGGTATATATTTTTGTTACGTTCTCTGGACATTTTCTTTAGAACACTCAATGCGTTTTCTACGCCACTGGCGTCTAAACCGTTATCGATCAATTCGTCTACAAATAACAAATTAATATTTTGATATAAACTTTCCCAGACATCTCTAAAACTCCAGCTTAGTCCAAGAATTAATCGATTTCTTTCTCCTCTACTTAGATTGTCAAAATCTAAATCTTGACCTAGTTGAGTAATTTCTACATTTAAGTCATTTAAGAAAGTTACTTGATGAGGCAAGCCCATTTTATCAAGATAATATGTTAATCTGTTATTCAAGTATGCAAGATTTTGATCAATAATTTTTTTACGTATAAAACTATCTTTGTTAGTTAACAGTTTGAGCAAGAATTCTTGATGATCTTTAAGAGCAGTTAACTCATTAATGATGTTCCAATCAATTTCTTGAAGGGCAGTATTCTTTAAATCTTCAATTTGTTCTGTATACGGGTCTATTTCTTGTTGACGTTTACTTAAATTATCTTCGTAACTGGCGAGATTATTTTGATGACGTAATGCTTCTTCTACAGTATCGTAGAATGTTACAGGTCTACCGTTAATATCACCTATCTGCTCTAATTCTTGTATCACTGAAGCGTAATTGTTAGTAACAGTTTCTAGATATGTGTGTGCTTCTTGTAGATTTTTATCAGCAATTGTTTGCATTTCTTGATGTTTATGATCTTGTAAGTCCTGCTCACACGCCGGGCATTTAGAATCCTGTAGCTTTTCTAGTTCTTTTGTGTACTTGGTAACAGTTTTATCAGCTTGTATTATAGCAGTCTCAATG